ACAGGCGCCGGCACATTCACCACAGGCGCCGGAATGACGATCGGCTCCGACCGCGCCATCTCCACATGCAACGAATCCGGCAAATGGATATGGGTGTCCGAGGTGCGAGACGACATGGCGGCAAACAACTCCAACTGCTCGATCTGCTGCTCCGACCTGGCCGGAGCGCTCGACGGTGTAGGCGCATCAGCGCCAGGCCGCTGCAACTGCACCGAGAACAGGCCGGAATGCGACGCGCCGAGCGTGTCGAAATCACCGTTCACCGCAGCATTCACCGCAGCGACAGGATCGAACCCGGCGTCGACAAGCTGACGGATCGTGCGAGCGTTCGACTCGCGGATCGTCGCGTCGTCTGCCACGTCCTCACGCAGAAACGGCACGTCATGATCGTCGAACCACAAGCGCGAACCGGTCGGCGCAGGGACCAGAACCGACAGAGCGGTCGCAGCGGACCGCCAGTTCGGGCGCAGCGTGCCATCGGCAAACCGGCGGCGAGCCTGCCCGTAGTTGCCCTCGTTCAACGACGAACCCTGCAACCCCTCAGACAGACCAGCCAACACGGGCGGCACACCAGCAGCAGCAGCGATGCGGGTCTCACCCGCGCCCTGCGTTGCCTTGAGTGCCAACTGCTCAAACGTGGAACCGATCACCTTCACATCGGCGCCACCACCGAGCGCCAACGTCTTGCCGGCGTTCGACGCACCCGTCGCCTTCGACTTGATGACCTCGGTCAGCATCGCGAACTTCTCCGGCGACACCGACGGATCAAACGACACCACCAGATTCGGCGTCGCAGCGTTGTCGATGAACGCCTGCTTCATCTCGTTCAACGACGAATCGAACTCGACGTCGGACAGGACCGGCGTCAGCCACGACATGCCACGGAACTCGGCGAGCGGATCGGGAAGCGGGGCGAAGTGAGCGACCTCGGAAACGTCCAGATAGACAGCATCCTGGTCGGGTTCGGCGTAGATGTAGCCGACCTTCAGCCGACCGAGCCGGCCGCCACCGAACTGCGAGACAGGCTCCAGCACGATCGTCACGTACTCAGGGTGAAGGCGCAACAGGTTCGCCCTGTCGGTCCGCACCTGCGACCCGGCATCCACCCAGTACGAGTTGCCCGCCGTCGTTGCGTCCTGCTCCATGCGGGCCAGCAGGTCGTCAGACCCGGCGCCGACCCAGGGCATTTCCAGCGGCTCGAGCTCGCCGTTGCCGTACAGCTTCTTCGTCGCCAAGTCCTGCCACTTGAACGTCACCTCGCTGAACACCTGCATCCGCAGGGCGGCGCACGTGAACGCGACGCCGTTGCCGGCATAAGCAGCACGGGCCATGCCCGAAGACGTGCGCTCGATCGGCTCACGATCCGTCGGCTTGCGCGTGAAGAACGGCAGCCACGGCTCGATCATCTTCGTGTACTGCGAGAACGTGAGCTGCGACCGCTCGGCGTCATCAGGGGCGGCGCTCGTAGCGCGCTGGCGGAACAGAATGCTCAACGCGCCACCTCTCGAGCGAACAACAGGCCCAACAGGCCACCAACAACGAAACCGGCCGGCGCCGACCACAGGGCGAACCCGACCGTTACCGACGTGGCACTGACGACCTCGAGGGCAGACGTGAGTAGCTTCTTCACGTTCACCTCACAGGTCGATATAGGCGGCGAACACGTTCGACGCGGGCTCTGGTTTCGTCGGTAGCAGTGATCGCGCCACCGTCCACGACACCAGCGGCGACAACGGCACCGGACACTTCCGATCCCACAACCACGAATCACCAACACGACGCTCGGCCGCACGCTCGCCGGCGGTGGCGAGCTGGTCGGGGGTAACCTTCGGCCGCTTCGCGCGACCGTTCTCAACGGCGTCGAACATGTCGCCGCACGCCGCCCGATACGCAGTCATCGTCAACGGCTTCAGAATCTCCGTGTCAAGGTTGGCGAGCTCGAACGCCTCACGCACCTGCGCGAGCACAGCGACCGCTTCACCGTTGCCACCGTCGAGGCCGATGCCCGTCGGCTTCCACGTCTGCGCCAACTCCACCAGACGGGCAGGCAGCCAGCCCGTCCCCTTGCGATGTTCGATCACCTCGCCATAGGACGCCGCCAGGTTGCCGGCGGCCACCGACACACTGCACCAACCGTTGTGAACGTCATACGCCAACGTGCAGGCGCCAGGCGCCACCGTGACAGCAGGGCCGACCGTCGCCGACCACTTCGCCGGGTCGAACTTGGCGGGCGGGCCATCAACGGACGGGAGCGGGTCGGGGATGCCGAGACGCTCCCTCAAGAATTCTTCTTCCGGCATGGCCGCGAGTTCGGCGCGAACGAAGTCCTCGCCGATGCGGATGCCCAGGGCGGGAACGGCCCGATACCAGGCGTCAACGTCGTCCGCTCTGGTGCCTTCCTCGACGCTCCATTCAGCAAAGAACAACCGGGGTGAACCCCCCGCGTTGGAGCGATCGCGAACGCCGTGGAGGACTGTCGAGGTCGACATTGGCGCAGACGACGTGTACCAGATCTGCGGGTTGGGTCGCGCCGACAGTGTTGGCAACAGGGCGCCCATCATCGGAGCGGTAAGCGCAAACGCTTCGTCTAGGTAGACGGCGTCACCGGACATACCGCGACCAGACCCACCGGAGCGAGCCAGGAACCGCAACCGCTGCCCGGACCGCATTTCGATCGCCTGCTCGCCTGCACCGCGGCGAATACGCATTACCTGCCGGTCGATCTCCGGGTTGGCTTCCACCAACTGGACCATGCGGAGAAAATGTTCGAAGCAGGTCTTGAACTCGTGGGAAGTATGGACCTGCAAGCCTTCGCGCAGGATCGTCAGGCCGCCGAGTTGGCGGGCCTCAAGGATGGACCCTTTTCCGACCTGACGGCTGACGATCAGACCGACCTCGAAGGCCGACCACTTGCCGTCGCCCTGCTCGCTCAGAGAGTTCTCTAGGACCCACGCCTGCCAGTCGTCAAGGTGTAGACCTGCCATCGCTGCCAGGTCGACAACCTCACGCCCGGCGCTGCTCCGTCTGTCGCTTGGCAGGCTTTGGAGTCGCGGTCGTTGCGATCCGATCCTGTCGACGCTTGTCAAGCTCATCGAGGGTCGACACCTTCCCAGGCTTAGCCATGCCGTCGAGCTCGGCCAGGATCGCCGACAAGCGGCCGGCGATCTGCGCAACAACAGCGGGCGGCGCCTCATCCATGTCACGAGCGAGCTTGTCGCGCATCGCCTCGAGCGTCTTGCGGCGGTCGCCGGTGACTGCTGCTTCAGAGATCACAGGTTCACCCCACTAGGCGAAGTTGCGCCACACCCTTGGCGCCGCGACTTATGTTGCAGGAACGGTGCGCTAGAGAGACGTTGTCCCATGTATGAGAGCCGCCGGCACTGATCGGTATGAGGTGATCGACAGTTGCGCCTTGAGGCACATACGCGGTGCCCGCTAGACGCTTCACGGACTTACCACACAGGTGGCACATCCACCCATCACGCTCGCCGAGTGATGTCCAGTTGATCCCACGATCGCCGATCGTCTCGGCTGCCCATCGTCGGGACCGACATCCAGATCGGGCGCGAGCCGTAGTTCTCCACACCACGCGACAGGGGACGCAGAGCGTTCTCATGTTGCGCTGCATGTACGGCCTGCATGGCTTGCCGCACTCCTCGCAGGGGGCGAGTGCGCACTCGGTCTGTCGGTTCGGCTTACGACACACAACCGAGCAGTACCGCCCAGCCTTGCCGGTCGGGACAAACATGGCCAGGCAGGTCGGGCAGGGCCGGGGGATGGCGACCGGCTTGGGGTCACCGTAGCGGTGGTGGCGAGCGACAGCCTTGGCGCACGTCTGGCAGTAGCAGGACGCGTTACCGCCAGGTCGCGACTCGAAGGTGGTCATGCAGATGACGCAGGGCCGTTCCGTAATTGGAACACACGACAGACACCGATCCCGAGGGCCCGCGTTCCCAAGACGGATAAATGCGATGCCGCAGTCCACGCACGTCCGGGTGTTCTTCGTCTCGGCGTAGCGTCGCTGCGCCGACTCTCGGTCGATCGCCTGCTTGGCAGCGCTGCAAGCCTGGGTGCAGAACTTGGGGGGGCGACCATTCTTGCGGCGGCGTTGGAACGCCGCGCCACACATGGCGCATGTAGCCTTGGGCATGTCGGGCACCTCCTAAGTGCTCGTCCAGACCCCGGGCCGCTAGAACGGTGCCGGGGTCACTTCGTTCTCACATCCCCCCCGTCCTCGCAAGTATGCGAGCGTGTCGG